TCTATGTTTATATTATATCATAGAAATATTGGTTTTTCAATATATTTTCGAAAAAAATATTTTTTAATTTTTTAGAAAAAAGTATTGACATTATTTGTTATCAATGTTATAATAAAGATACAGAAAGGGGAGATAAAAATGAAAGTTTATATAATGATAAGTAGATATTATGATGATGGCAAAATAAGATATGTTATTTCCGAACAAAATGTCGCTGTAGATAAAAATTATATAACTAAAGAAACATCAAATGATGAGTATGATGAATATTATGATTTTATATTTAGTGAAAAAGTTTTAATCAATAGAATGTTGGCGTTAAAGGAAGAGGGTGCAATATTTGAGGGTTGGATTGATGATTAAAAAACTTAGAGAAGATGAATTATTAACGCAAAAAGAATTATGTAAAAAAATAGGAATGTGGCAAGGTGAACTATCAAAGTATGAGAATGACAAAATGTCTCCGTCAATAAACACATTAGAAAAAATATTAAAAGCAATGGGATATAAATTATTAATTAATGTAGGTGAAAATGATGAGTGAAGAAAAATTATTAGAGTTGAAGCACGCTTTTAAATTATTAGAGTATTATATTTATGGGAAATTTAATACTGAAGAAGTAGCATTGTTAGAAAATTTAAAGAAAAAACTTAAGGAGTATTTAAATGGTAAAGAGGATTTTTAGCGCAATATTATGTGGAGCGTTATATACTATATTGTTATATAATTTATATTTAATTGTACATTAGGAATAAAAATTCCTAAAATATAAAATAAAAGGAGTAAAGAATCATGGCAAAATTAATCACAAGGACAGTGCAAAAAACACTTTATAACGTGGGAAAGGTGGTTGTAAAAGGAAAGGATATTTCTATTCAAGAAATGTTGCCTTTTGAAATTGAGGGCGCATATAATGAAGAAAAAGCCATTAAATACGCTAAAAAAGAATACGGCAAAAAAGATAATTACGTTGTAATGGATAGCAAAACCGAAGAAATTACAAGGGCAATGGCATTAGAAGATTTTATTGCAAATTCTTATGAAGTAAAGTGAAAGGTTGGTTATAAATTATGGCTAATATGACAGTATATGATGAAAACATTTCTTACAATTTGATTGCTGATTTTGGTAATTCACAAACTTATTATTGCAGTATGGACACTTCTACAGAGGATGGAAAAGTAAAATTATTTAAAGCAATGAGCTCTCCCGATGAAAAAATTTCCGATTGCATTAATAAAAAGATTGAAATTAAAGATATTTATTTAGATGTTGTTGGCGTTACTAATAAAGAGGGAGAATATAATGAAGTTCCCAGAATTGTAATAATTGATACTCAGGGTATTTCTTATTCTTCTATTTCTTCTGGTTTTTATGAATCTATGAAAAAATTTGTAAATATTTTTGGCACACCTGATACATGGGATAAACCAATTACTATTGAAATTAAACAAAGAGAAACTAGAAGTGGTAACAGAACATTTAGTTTTGAAGTCGTTACAAAATAGTAATGAAAGGAGAAAGGGGTGCGTAAAATCACCCCTTTTATTTTTATGGAAGTAAAAGAGATTAAAATATTTGATAGTCCGTATTATTGCACTATAGATGGAATAAGTTATTATTTTAGCACAAACAGTAGGTTAAATAGATTTTTGGCACGTTATAAAGAGAATAGAATACTACTATCTAATAAACTATCTATTCGCTATAAATGTTATATACAGTTAAATTTATTAGCTGATATTGATTTATATATGCGTGTTGAAACTAAGGGTTTTTATATTGTAGATAATATGGGGAGGGAATATAAGTGGCCGTCTCAAATAATGTTAAATGGGGTAAAAATGATGAAGTTAAATTAAGGAATATTGTAAAACGGTTTAATGCTAAGGTTACTAGAGTTAGTAAAAAACATCCTGAAATAGCTTATTTGCAACCTCCTAAAATTAGCGTTAAGGGAATTAGAGAAACTTTAAAAGGGATAAGTAGAAAAGAAATAAATTGGACATTAAAAAAATATGAGAATTATTTGAGAAAAGGCGCCGAACTTCCTTATACAACAAAGCAGGGCGTTAATACCACGGTATGGCAAAAGAAAGAAATTGATAGAGCAGTTAGAACGATAAACGCAAGAAATAAAGCGTTAATAAAAAAATATGAGCCGTCTACATATAAGGGGACAATGGGCACAATAGAACAAAATAATTTAAAGCCCAGAAAGAATAGAGTACAACAGTTATTACCTAAAGATTGGGGAAGATATGTTGAAAATCTGGAAAAACAGTTATACAGAATGAGTGATAATGTACGTCAAGGAATTTACATGGAAAATTATTTAAAAGCTTTAGATAACGTATTAGGTGAGAATAATCCAGTGACAGAATATGTCAAGAAAAATGTTTCTCCCGCGCAACTGGAAGAATTTTATTATAATGAACCTTTGTTACAAATAGATTATATTTATAGCCCCGACGAAGCACAGGAAATAATAAAAACAATGTTAGAAAGATTTAGTTTGTTGTTGTCGCAATGAGCTATACAGCAGATTTTGAAACTACAGTAGACCCAGAAGATTGCCGGGTGTGGGCATGGGCTATAACTGAAATAGGAAACGTAAGTAATTTTAAATACGGAAACAGTTTAGAAGAATTTATGAGTTTGATTGAAACTATGCCAAATGACACCTATTATTTTCATAATTTGAGATTTGATGGGGAATTTATATTGTATTATTTATTAAAAAATGGATATGAATATGTAAAAAATAAGAAAAACCTATATACAAAATCATTTAGTTGTTTAATAAGTGATAAAAATGTATTTTATACTTTAGAAATATGTTTTTATAGAAAAGGGGATATTATAAAAAAGGTAACAATTTATGATAGTTTAAAAATATTACCATTTTCAGTAAAAGAAATTGCGCAAGCTTTTAGGTTGCCTATGCAAAAGTTGGAAATTGATTATAAAGCGAAAAGGGAAATTGGGCATAAATTGACTATAGAAGAAATAGAATATATTAAAGGCGATGTTACTATAGTGGCATTGGCTTTGGAAACAATTTTTAATCAAGGTTTAACAAAAATGACGCAAGGTAGTAATGCTTTAAGTGATTTTAAAAAAATTACAGGGAAAAAATCGTTTAGCAGATATTTTCCAATACCAAAATATGACGCGGATGTAAGGCAAAGTTATAAAGGTGGTTTTACTTATTTAAACCCAAAATTTAAAAATAAAGTGTTAGGCGAAGGAATAGTTTTAGATGTTAACAGTTTATATCCTTCAGTAATGTATTATAATGATATGCCGTATGGTGAGGGCGTATTTTTTGAGGGAGAATATAAAAAGGATGAAAAATACAATTTATATGTTCAAATGTTTAGTTGCCAATTTGAGTTAAAAGCGGGAAGAATTCCAACAGTTCAGCTAAAAAATAATCTCAGGTTTGTACCAACAGAATACTTAACCAGTTCTAATGGTGAATATATAACGATGTGTATGACTTGCGTAGATTTAAAATTATTTTTTGAACAGTATGATGTATATGATATTACGTATCATAGCGGTTGGAAATTTAAGTCTACCAATACATTATTTAGAGAATATATTGATAAATGGATGAAAGTTAAAATTGAAAGCACAGTTAATGGGAATTATCCTATGCGGACATTAGCAAAATTGATGTTAAATAGCCTATATGGAAAATTTGCATTGAATCCAAATGTACAGGGTAAAATTCCATATTTAAAAGATGATATAGTAAAATATAAGTTGGGGGAAAAAGAAACAAGAGACCCCATATATATTCCTGTTGGCACTTTTATAACAGCGTGGGCAAGAAATAAAACAATAAGAAGTGCCCAGCAAGTGTACGAGCGTTTTATATATGCTGATACTGATAGTTTGCATTTACTGGGCACAGAATTACCGGATAATCTGGAAATATCGCCTACTGAATTAGGCGCATGGAAACATGAATCAACATTTACAAAAGCAAAATATCTAAGGCAAAAAAGTTATATAGAAGAAATAAACGGCGAATTACATATAACATGTGCAGGTATGCCGCAAAGCTGTTATCAATATGTTACATTTGATAATTTTAAATACGGTAATAGTTTTGAGGGAAAATTAAAAATGACGCATCAAAAAGGCGGTATTGTTTTAATGGAAAGCCCTCACACCTTAAAGGAGTAAAATTATGGAGAGAATAATTGGCGGGTTTATGGAATGGTTAAGAGTTAAGCATAAACAACCAATCAAAGCTACATCTAAAATAATAGGGGTTGATGAGCATACATTGCGAAGATGGGAAAATGGGTTAACTTCTCCTGACATATTAAAATTTAAAGAATATATGAATAATTATGGTAATGAAAGAGAGTTAGCGGCTTTATTTTTCAAGTATTTATTAGAAATAAATAAATTATCGTATGTAAAGGCAGAAGATGTTATATTTTATAGTTGGAGAACAATAAACGAATGGTGCAATCCGGGTAGACGAGGAATTCCAACAGTACCTTATATTAAGTGTTGTAATATATTAATTGAAAGGGTGTTAAAAACATATGGCAAATGATTTTCGATTAAAAATAAAGCCTTATTCGTGGGAATATTTCGCAAAAATATTAAGAACAGAAAGGAAAAAATGTAATTTGAGTATGAGACAAGTTTGTTTTTTAACTGGAATAAGAGAGACAAGATTAAATAATTGGGAGTTGGGTTATGTAAAACCGTCTATAGATGTATATTTTGCATTGTTAGATTTTTACAAAAAAGAACAGGATAAATTTATTTAATTTTACTATTGACTTTTTTTAATAATACTATATTATAAAGGTGAGGAATCAAATAGGGCTTTTTTAATCCCCATTAGGTGCTACATTTGAAAGATAATGCTAATAGGGGCGCGGCCGTAGCTGGTATTAACTTAAGCGTTTGGTTTCTCACCCCTTGCGGGGTTATTATGAAATATTGGAATATATTTGAAATTTTACCATATCAACGGTGTTTTAATTTTATAAACGGTAAGCGTTCAATAGGTAAAACTTATACAACACAAAAATACACCTTGAAAAAATGTATTGATTTAAATTTAGAATTTATATACATAGTAAGAACACAAGATGAAAAAGAAAAAGGTGTATTATCACAGGCATATGAAAAAGTATGCCAAAATGAGTTCAAGAATGATTCTTTTAAATTTACAAATGAAGAAATGTACATTCAAAAAGAGGGACATTTACAAATATTGGGTTATTGTATAGCATTAAGTGAAGCACAAAAAATAAAAAAGCGCAGTTTTCCTAATGTTAAATATTTAATATTTGATGAATATATGCTGGAAAATAATTCCAGAACACGCTATGTGAATGGATGGAGGGAGCCTGATTTACTGTTAAGCATATATCATACGGCCGATAGGGAAGAAGATAGAATTATTTGCTTTTTATTGGGAAATACTACAACTTTTTATAACCCCTATCATATGCACCCGGCATTTAATATTCCATTAATTGAACAGGGTGAAATTTGGACATCTGAAAATGTATTATTTCAATGGGCTAAAGCTAGTGAGGAATTAGAAGAAGAAAAATCAAAATCAAAATTTGTAAGAATGATTAATGCGTCAAAATATGGAAAGTATGCCGCAAAAGGGGAATATATAGAAGATAAACAGGAATTTATTGAATCCAGAAACCCTAATGCTCGCCATAATTTTAATATAGAATACAATGGGATAAAATACGGTGTTTGGAATGATTTAAAACACGGAAAGATTTATATTGATAGTAAATACGATGAATCATGCAGATTAAATTATGCTTTAACATTAGACGACCATTCAGAAAATACGATGTTGACGAACACCAAAAACGTTACATGTCTTGCATGGCTTTCTAAAAACTTTAAGATTGGCAATGTTCGTTATACATCTATGGAAGTAAAGAAAATGGTTGAGCCAGCAATACAATTAATATTATAAAGGTGGGTATGAGAAATGGATGTTAACACTTTTATTCAAATAGTAAATGGCATTGGCTTTCCTGTTGCGGCATGTATTGCTATGGGTGTATTTATTGTGTGGGATAAAAAAACAAGGAATGAACATCAAAAAATACAGATGGAAAAACAAGAGGAAATGTATCAAAAATTGGCAGATAGTGTAAATGCAAATACGGCAATTATTCAAAGGCTGTTAGATAAGATGGGGGAATAAATATGCAATATTTGACTTTACCTTGTAATAATGCTGGCGTTATGGTTGGATTTAAAAACAAGCTTTATCAAAATCATTGGGGATTTTCTCATTGGGGGTGTGATTATTACGATTCAGACCTTGCATTATATGCAATGGGAAATGGCGTTGTAAAAATGACTGGATATGATAATGTATTTGGCAATATCATTATTATTGAATATGATGACGTATATAATCATACTGAAAATAAAGTTCAGAATGTTGTATGCAGACAATACCATATGGCAAGCCCCGCAATTGTAAAAGCTGGCGAAAAGGTATATAGAGGCCAAAGAATTGGAACAATGGGAACAACAGGCCAATATAGTTCTGGTGTTCACGTTCATATTGAATTTGATACAGATACTAAATTATATAATTATGGCGGGCCCTTAAAAAGTGATAGCAATTTAATTAAAAAAGGCTATGATAATACGCTTGTAAATCCCTCTGATTTACTTTATTGTGGCTCATGGCAAACGATTAAAAATCAAGGGTTAAGTGGATGGACAGCGCCTGATGATTATAATTTACCTGTTTATGAAGAACAGGAAGATTATAAAACCAAGTATGAAATTTTAAGTTTACAATATGAGCAGTTAGTTGCAGAAAAGAATGCAATAAATGCTAAATATGATATAGCGAATGCTGAAAATGAAGATTATAAAAAGGCAATAAACGACATTAATAAAATTGTAGATGGGGTGATTTAATAATGGCTATGTCTAGAGATGAGTACATGCAGTTACTTGAAAAAATAGCTGATACTGGCGGTTTTACTGAAAGTATGCTGGATGACATTCAACGTCTTAGAGATGATTACGACGAACGTATGGGGGAATTAGAACGCTACCAAGAAACGAAAGATGAAGTTCGTTATACAGATGATGATGTAATGGATTCGGATGGTGTTAAGTGGTCTGAAAAATATGATGATATGGTGAGACGCTATAAGGCTAGATTTTTTGGTAGTTTTGGAGAAGCAAAAGAAAGTCAGTCTGAAGATGTTGTAGAAGATGAAAGCTCTACATTTAAAGATTATGGTGAATTATTTGATAATAGAAATGGGTGGGTGAAATAATATGCCGAGTATTCCGAAACAACAAACTTTAACCGCAAATGCGGCGCAAGTATTAAATGCAATTCGCGCTAATCAAAATTATGATTATCAATCTAGAGTGCCAGAAGCTACACAGAGCACTTTAAAACAAGTAGGTAATGCAATTTTATCGTCTTTTGATTTGCAGAATGCGTTTTTGAATGCGCTTGTAAATCGTATTGCACTTGTGCTGATTAATTCCAAAATGTTTTATAACCCGTTGAGGGTATTTAAAAAAGGCACAATTGAATATGGTGAAATTGTAGAGGAAATTTTTGTTAATATCGCTAAAGCTCATGTATATGACCCTGTTGTAGCTGAGCAGGAAGTATTTAAACGTGAAATTCCGGACGTAGACGCTATTTTCCACAAGATGAATTATAAAAACTTTTATAAAGTTACTATCCAAAATGAGGATTTGCGGCAAGCGTTCTTATCGTCTCAAGGTATTTCCGATTTAATTGCAAGAATCGTTGATAGCTTGTATAGCGGCGCTAACTACGATGAATTTTTAATTATGAAAAATATGGTTGTAGACGCTGTTAAAAATGGCAGAATGGCTACTGTAACGATTCCCGAAGCAACAGCAGAAAATGCTAAATCCATCATTACAACTATTAAAAGCGTATCGAATGCTTTGGAATTTCCCTCTACCGCATATAACGCACAGGGAGTGCTTACCTATACGCCTAAAGACCGTCAAGTTTTAATTTTAGATACTAAATTTGATGCGATTAATGATGTTGAAGTTCTTGCATCTGCCTTTAACATGGATAAAGCGGAATTTATGGGCCGTAGAGTTTTGATTGATAATTTCGCTGATTTGACTGGCGTTCCTGCTGTTTTGGTTGATGAATCGTGGTGGATGGTATTTGACATGCAAATTAATTTCACCGAAATTTATAACGCACAGGGGCTTTATTGGAACTATTTCTATCATGTGTGGAAATTGTTTAGTGAATCGCCTTATAGCAATGCCGTTGTGTTTACTTCTAATCCCAACAGTGTTACAAGTGTAACTGTTTCTCCTGAAAGTGCTAATGTTGCAAAAGGTTCTACGCATCAGATGACTGCAACAGTGGTAACTACAGGCTACGCTCCTAAAACGGTTAATTGGTCTGTAACTGGCGCACAAACGCCTACTTCCAGAATTTCCAATACCGGCTTACTGACTGTAGCAACAAATGAACCTAATGATACTCTGACTGTAACTGCTGTAAGCGCATACGACCCTGATAAATCCGATACATCTACTATTACTGTAACAGCCTGATTTTGCAGGCAAAGGGGCGGGGCTTCCTTTCCCCCGCCCTATTTTTTATAAGGTGGTGAGATGATGGCTGATATTTACCCTAAGGGTATTGTTAGATTATGTGCTAATATTCCATGGGATAATACATATACTGATGTAAGGAAATTTGGAAGTTTAGGAGAACAATCTGCCTATATCGCTTCTAAAGCTGTAAAAACATTTAATGAAGTTAGCTATCAAAGGCCAAACAGTACGGTAACTTCGCAAAGACCACCTTTAACGTGTCGCGTAAATGCTGTTGCTGATGATTTGTATAATTGTAATTATATGATGTTTCAGAATAGCAATTTTGGTACTAAGTGGTTTTACGCATTCATTAAACAGGTTAATTATATTAATCCAAATAATACAGAGATAGTATATGTTTTAGACCATTACCAAACGTGGTGTTTTGATTATCAAGTTTTACCGTCTTACGTTTTAAGAGAACACGCTGAAACAGATGAACTTTATTCCAATTTACAACCCGAACCTTTTGGTGAAATGGAAAGGTTATGCAATTCCATTCAAAACTACAGAGCAGACGCAACGAATTATAGAATTGTAGTTTGTACAGCGGTTAACAATGACGGAACTACAGTTCAGGGGCAGTTAGTTGATAAAGTATATAGCGGTTTAAAATTTAATGAATTTACAAGCGCAGAAGCGGCAAATCAATTTATTGGTGAATATATGAATAGTGAATGGGCGCAAACTGAAAATGATACACCAAATTTAGGCAGTAAATTAGATGCAATTGTTGCTATTTATATGTCTCCATATTCTGTATTATCGCCGCCACAATTTACTAAAATGGAATTGAGCCGCCCAACTGCTTTGTCTGATTATACCCCTAAAAATAACAAATTGTTTACATACCCCTATTGCGCAATTGTGGTGAGTAATAATAACGGCACAAACAAAACATATCAATATGAAAAATTTGCTACAAATGCAAGTGCCGGGATGGTTACATATCCTGTAAATTTTGATATTTATTGTATGGCTGGCTACAATCCCTCCATTGTAGCTTTACCGACCTTTTATGACGGTGATACGACCGTTGAGGGGCGCGGGAATCCCGATGCTATGATAGAAAGCACGAACTTTCCGGTATGTGGATGGAGCGGCGATACTTTTGCGCAATGGTTAAATACATCCTATCAACAATCATCGTCAGGAAATTTGGTTGATGTTTTAGCAAGCGTTGCGAAAGGTGTTGTTGTTGGAGCTTTAACCGGCAATGTGGTTGGCGCTGTTGTTGGTGGTGTTGGGGGCTTAATTGGAGGCATTGCAAAGCAGGGGAAAAATGATATTGAAAAAAATATAAGAAGTCAATCCCAAGGCGAAGCAAAAGCAACTCCTGTAAATTCTGCTTTTAATTTCAAAACCGATAGTGTAGGATTAACATTCAAGCAAACTAGCATTCGGCCCGCTATGGCAAAAGCAGTAGATGATTATTTCGATATGTACGGTTACGCTTGTAACGAAGTAAAAATACCTAATGAAGATAGTAGACCCTCATGGAATTATGTGCAAACTGCAGATGTAATAATTCATGGAAGTTTGCCTGTAGAAGCAATTGATACAATAAAAGCTATGTACAATGCAGGTGTAAGATTTTGGCATACAGACAGCATAGGTAATTATTCGTTAAATAATTTGGCAGAGGTGAGATAATGGAAAGTTTTAAACTATTTAAACCGCATAAACCTCCAAAAGAATATAACCACCTCATACTAAATAATCGTACATTTTGGGATTATTTCTATAGGCTTCAAGAGCTTCAAATTAATATGTTTGAATGGAAAAATTTGCCCGAAAGCGTTGACAGCCGTTTTATTGAATTAACATTGTGTGAACGTGGATATTGTGTATATTTTAATGATGACATTTTAGGCAATTTAGCATTGCCGTGTTATTATGCACCCCCGTTAAATGTGTACAGAATACCCACAGTAAGAGAAGCATTTTCTGTAAACGGGTATCATAAAAAAGTTACCGAAAAAGATAGTGTTTTAATCTTTAACAATTATCTGCATACGCCCTCTGTTGAAACCCTTTTGCTATTTGCCGGGCGTTTATGTGAAATTGAAAGAACAATTGACGTAAATGTAAAATCGCAAAAAATGCCTGTTGCAATTATATGTGATGAAAACGAAAGATTAACATTTGAAAACGTTTATAAAATGATAGACGGGAACAAACCAGTTATTTTGGGTTCTAAAAATGGCTTAGACTTAAAAAATATTTCGTCTATAAACACACAAGCGCCTTTTGTCTCTGATAAATTAAATATGCTAAAACGGCAAATTTGGAATGAAGCACTCACATTTATTGGTATTGATAACGTTTCTACCGATAAAAAAGAACGCTTAGTTACAGATGAAGTGGAAAGCAACTTAGGAGCAGTACAAGCACAACGCTTTGTCGCATTAAACGCAAGGCGCGAAGCCGTAAATAAAATTAATAAAATGTTCGGTACGAATATTGAAGTTAACTACAGAATGCCACAGGAAACCGTTAGTAATTTAGATTACCCTTTAGAGAGGGGTGAAAACGAAGATGGCGAAGTATACAATTGAGTTAGGTGAATTACTTTCAAGAGGTTATCCGCTTAATTTAAATAATTATCCCATTTTTAATGAAAATTACCGGGAAATATTAAACAATAAAATTATAAACCATTACTATTTTAGAGAGATAGGACAGGAAACCGCCGATAGATTTAATTTTTGTTTAGCTCGTAAAATGGATGAAATAATGCCTTATTATAATCAACTGTATATGAGTGAAATGATTAAATTTGACCCTATTTCAACAGAGTATGTAGAAGAAAACACATTAAACACTAACTTTATTAAATCTAACAGCGAAAAAGATACGTCCCATGCACAAAAGGAATCTATAGGCGATGTTACTTCTTCTATTACGCAAACATCTAATACACAAGATTACACAGGGAATATACAAGGTAGCGGAACAAATGAAGAAACAGAAAATATTACTTCTAAATCAACGCAAACAAATGATTTAACTACTACTGTAGATAGCACTTCCGATGGAAACGGAACGCAAGACACAAGCGGAAGTAAGACATCTATTTTTAGTGATACACCTCAAACACCTATTACCCAATCTACAACAGTGAATCCTGATGGAAGTATAACGTATAACAGTGAAAGTTACGCTACTACTATTACAACCGACAGAACAAATCAAAATGATAAAACTACTACACACGAAGAGGGAAACAGTACTTCAAAAAATACTGGTACAGTGGTTACAGAGGGAGAAAGTGAAAGAACTTTAAATGGTAAAACTTCTTCTACTAATGACGAAACAAGAAAAATAGAAACATCTAACACTGACAAAGAAGATATTGAGAAAAACATAACCAGAAATGACTTATACTCCAATTTGGTAAAAGATGCACAGAAAACAAAAGAAAAAAGACGGCAAAATATATTTACAAATGGTAGACGTGGGTTTTCTCCCAGTAAACTTTTAGAGGAATACCGTAACACGTTTTTAAACATAGATGAAAGAATAATTAATGATTTGGAATCCTTATTCATGGGGGTGTTTTAATGTCTAATAAATGCAAACCAGATTTTCCGAACTTCTGCCCGCCGCCTGAAAGACCGCCAATGCCTTGCAAACCGCCCGTTCCTTCTGTAGAATGTGGCTCAAGTTTATATGAAGTGGTAAATAACTTGACTGACAGGGTTAATAATTGCATGCGCGTATACAATGAAGTAATGGCAAATTGTTACGCTACATTAAGGAATCTGGAATGTGCGGCAGAAGAAAATGGTGCGTATTATGGCCCTTGCGAAGTGTGGACGGAACAAGGCTATAATGCTAACGAAAGTGCAACGTATACTCTAATACATAAGGCATGCGTAGACCGCAGAAATGAGCCTATAAGAATAAATTTACATTTGGCTTATGGTAATACAACAAACAGCGAAATTAAACAAAGCCTGTTTAGTGCATCCAAGGTAACAATGGCTGACAAAATTTTTGTTGCCATGCCTTTAAATGCTGGTGGATGGTATGGTAATGTAATTTACAATGGTGCGCCTATTGCCACAAGTTCTCAGCCTGAATTGTATACCGTTGGTTTTACTCGTGGCGGAGTAATGAGAGCATATATTAACACCACGCCTATTGAACAAATGATGCGCGACACTATAGAAAATTCTATGGGTTGTTCCGGCGTGTTGATTCTTAACGGACAAATTACAGACGAAAGTTATCAACAGCATATTCCGCAACGTACCGAACAGGCAAGCCGAATTGTGATGGGCCAGAATATGGATACAAGAGAAGTAATCTTCCTTGTATGCGGAAATGAAAATAATGTAAATAAAAACGGCATGACTTCTCGCACTTGCGCTGAAATATTACTACAGTATGGATGTGATATTGCTGTTGAATTAACAGAAGGGAGCAATGCGGGAGCGTTAGATAAAGGCCAAATGTTATTTGTGCCAGAAAATTCTCTCGTCCCAGACAGCTATTGCTATTGGTATATTTCCCGTCAATGTTTTTTTAATAATGATTATCAACGCGAACTTGCTGAGCTTATTCAAAATTACGGCCATACCCTCTGGCACACCTTTCTGAATAAAAACAGAATTGATGCGCTTAGAGAAGATTTAACAAAAGAAATTGGCGACCGTGAAAAAGCAGACCAAGTTTTACAAGACCAAATTTTAGCCGAAGTTGATAATCGTGTTAAGGCTGATGAAGTATTACAAAACCAAATTCTTGAAGAAGTGCAAAACCGTGTTAACGCCGATAAGGTTTTACAAGACCAAATCTTAACGGAAGTAGACAACAGGCAAAAAGCAGATGAAGTTTTGCAAAACCAAATACTTGCAGAAGTACAAAACAGAATTAATGGCGATAACACTTTACAAGAAGCAATTAACAAAGAAATTACTGATAGAACAGAAGCAGACGAAGAACTCCAAAAACAAATATTGGAAGAAGTTAAAAACAGGGAAAATGCTGATGAAAGTTTACAACAACAATTAATTACTGAAACTAATGCCAGAGTAGAATATGATAAAAACTTACAACAGCAAATTGATACAGAAATTCATGAAAGAACTAATGCGGATGCTATTTTACACCAAGAAATTTTAACAGAACAGGGCGCTAGAATTGCGGCAGATGAACAGCTTCAAAATAATATCAATGCAGAAGCAGAAGCAAGAACGCAAGCTGATACTACATTACAGCAAAACATTGATAGTGAAGCTTCTAAAAGACTGGAAGAAGATAATAAACTTCAATCCCTTATCAATAATTTAAGCGAACGCGTTGGCATTTGTGAAAGTGATATTACTACCTTAAAAACACAATATAATACGCTTCAAAATCAAATGGCCTCGCTTGATACTTCTGTTACCGCAATTCAGCAAACTATCACCGAAATAGAAACATCTTTAAACAATATTAAAACTTCTATTGAAACAATTAGAGGCCAAATTAATAACATCAATGATGAACTTACTAATATTAAAAACGGTGATATAGTATTACCTTACTTACCCTTAGCTGGCGGTACTATGACAGGCGCTATTAATATGGGCGGCCAATCTTTAACCAATCTAGCTACGCCAAGTGCTAACACAGATGCGGCAACTAAAAAATATGTAGATGATGCAATAAGCGGCGGGATTACTCCCCCAACTGGTGACTATTTACCCTTGACAGGCGGCCAAATGAATGGTAATATAGATATGAACAATAATCGTATTACCTCAATTGGCGCTCCTACTGCAAATAATGACGCAGTTAATAAACAATATGTAGACACAAAAACAAATAATTACTTGCCATTAGCTGGCGGCACTATGAGCGGTAATATTAACGTAAACAATAACAAACTTCAATTAAGCACTGATACTTATGTATATTATAGCACAGCCCAACAAGCTGTAGTAATTGGCGCAAATATGGACTAAAGGGGTGCAATTTATAATGGCTAAAATTATTTTAAATGGCGAAATTTCCGCAAATAACAATCTGATTAGCAATGTTACAGACCCCGTACAAAACCAAGACGCGGCAACAAAACATTATGTTGATTCACAAATTAGTAGCGCGGGCGGTCAATATATTGCACAAAATAATGGCACTGGTAGTGGCACTACTTCCCTTGAAAATTTGACTGTTAGCGGTAACACCACTCTTAGTTCTGTTAACGTTACAACCGCTATTACTGTGCCTACACCTTCCGCTGGCACTAATGCGGCAAATAAATCCTACGTGGACACGCAAATTACATCGTCTATGAGTAATTATCTCCCTCTTGCGGGCGGTACAATGAGCAACGCCGCAAAAATTCAATATGCGAATACTTCCAGCGGTTTTGTTGGTGTAACTTATGATAGTACTTCTGATACATTAACAATTGGTACTCTCGCTTAAATTCTGAAAGGTGTGATAATATGGCAAATTTAAATGTAAATATCCCCGCTACATTTGAAGAAACTGTAACAGCACCCCATATTACAGGGCTTGAAACCCCTACACAACCCACTGATGCGGCAAACAAACAATATGTTGACGATGCTGTATCTGGTGGCGGTGGTGATTATTTGCCGTTGGCTGGGGGGACAATGAATGGTACAATTAACATGAACGGAAATGCAATCACAAATACTTCATTACCTTCTACCAACAGTGACGTTTCTAACAAACAATATACCGATTATATGAAAAATGTGTTTCAATTTAGTGGACAAACACCTGATGGAAATTACAATATCAATTTTATTTTATTGTACCCGCGTTTTGATGCTTATAATGATGGCACACCTAGCAGATTTTTAGGCGGTGCATTGATGGGAAGAGTTGATAGAAGCACAAGCGGAGGAGGTGGTAATGCGTTAAAACTTACAATATCCAACATTTTTACAGATGCCGGTTTTTACCTCCGGGGTGCCCCTGTTTCGGGTATGCCAACCAGAACACAAAATTTCTCTTTTATTACTTCCAACGGTAGTGAAAATGGCAGTCTTTTCTTTAGTTATAACGGCGAAAATCCTAATACAAATTTGTATGTTACAATTACTCATCCAACCGCTCCGGCTTCATGCTTTTTTAACTTTACGCTACCATTAGGGTTAGAAATAGGTTATAAAGATTAATCGACTGCACAATTGAAGAAACGTGACACGTAAATGTGTGGTTTAGCGTGACGTGAAAATGTGCCACTTTGGGGAACGCAAAGTTAATGCAAAAATTATTATTGAAAAGGACGGTGAAAAAACAGAACTTAATCTGACTTATCCAGCATTTAGAAACCTATGGAATCATATATCAATGATGCTAGATGATGGATTTGTTATTCATTCACTTGTTACTAAGTTTGAATAACAAAATATTACCACCCGTAAGGGTGGTTTTATTTTTATGCAATTTTAGTGAGTGATTTATCGGTAAGGTGAGTTGGGTTGATTTTTGTTGCGTGTGGTTTGGGGGAAAAAATGTGGGTATAGAATAAATAT